TAGCGGATCAATAGTTGACGGATTCGACCCAGAGACCGGTACAATATATGAATTCAACGGTGATTTTTGGCATGGAAACCCTGATATTTTCAATCCACATGAAATTAACCCTAGAACCAAATGCACTTTTGGTGAACTCCACGAACGAACACTGATACGACAGCAGAAATTAGAAGAAGCCGGTTACCGGGTTATCTCAATTTGGGAATCAGAATGGAACAAGACTAAATAACAAAAAGATTTATTCTAGGAGCAGAAATGAGCTATATTGGATTACCTCCAGCACTTCAAATTTTCAAGAAGGCCGACTTTGTTGGTGACGGAGCAACCACAAGTTTTAATCTTGTGGATCCGGTTTCTTCTGTAAACGGTCTTCTTGTGGTAGTTGGTGGAGTTATCCAAGAACCAACGTCTGCTTATACAATCGAATCAACACCGTTTGCGGCAACTCTAGAATTTACCTCTGCTCCCTCACTAGGTGTTGACATTTATGCCGTCTGGTTGGGAAGTCCAAATGCAGACGACATTGATTTGTCCACATTCCTAAGAACAACCGATACTGCAATCTACAATCGAGAGAGTATTACACTTGCGTGTTCAGACGAAATAAACGATATTGAAGTTGGCAACGGAGTGGTATCGTTCCGCATGCCTTACGCGTTTACCTTAGTTAGCGTCCGTGCAAGCGTCACAACAGCTCCTACCGGTTCAACCATTATTGTTGATATAAACGACGGTGGATCTTCGATTCTTTCTACCAAATTATCGATTGATGCAACAGAAAAAACCTCAACAACCGCAGCAACCCCTGCTGTGATTTCTGATACATCGTTGTCTGATGATACCGAAATCACAATTGACATTGATCAAGTTGGCAGCACTGTTCCGGGAGTTGGATTGAAAGTCTACCTCATCGGATACAGAACCTAATGCATATCATTCGCCCTACGCAACACTACGGATATTCAATTCTAAATTCTGCACGCTTTGATGGAAGCAGTGGTTATTTGACTTGGACGCCTTCTTCTGGCGGAGATAGAAAAACTTTCAGTCTAAGCTGGTGGGAGAAAATCTGTTCTTCTGCTAATAACATGCTTTTTTATGCTCATCAAGATGCAAATAATTTTCATTATATTTATCGAGTTGGCAGCCAAATTTATTCACTCGCTAGAACGGGCGGCGTAACGAAATTGGAAATTACCTGGACACCGTTTTATCGTGATCCTTCGTCTTGGCAGCACTTCTTTATTACAGTTGATGCTACGTCTGACATGAAACTATATGTGAATGGATCAGAAGTAACCGCTAGAACCGTTTCAACTGCAATTGCTAATGAAGATTTATGGTTTGCAAATAATGTTCAGCATACGATAGGATTCAACCCGATTGCGGTTGCACAATACAATGAATCATATATGGCAGAAATTCACTTCACGAATCACGGAAGTCTGAACACGGTGTCTGATTTTGCTGAAGAAGACGAATACGGTGCCTGGGTTCCAAAAAGATATACTGGATCTTATGGTTCGAACGGATTTTATTTAGATTTTTATCGGTCGGGATCGTTAGGGTTTGACCGCATTAATGGGAATTCGTTCACCGTAAACGGAACAATTACCCAGTCTAAGGATTCACCAACTGATAAGCAATCTAGGACTGTATCAAATCTAGACACACTAAACCCCCTTTTCAATAACGGCACGGTTTCGTCTTTATCAAACGGCAATAGGACCTGGACTACAGCAACGGGCAGTAGTGGTAAGCGTGGAACATTGGCGATGTCTTCGGGTAAATTCAATCTTCCGTTCAAGATCGACTTGTCGGGAAGTTCGGGTGGCTTACCTGGGCCAAGGTTTGGTCTAATTGGAAAATCGGCACCGGTAGGAAGTTATCCGGCGCACATCGTAGGAAAGGCCATTTCAATCCAGGTCACTGATACCACAGTCTATAAGTATATCGACGGGGGTGCTGGCGTAGTCATAGGAACAGGTGGGGGCACCACCAATGACGTATTTGCGCTTGAGGTTGATTTCGATACGGACACAGTGACCCTTTACAAGAACGGGGTGTTATTTGCCAGTGTCGTAACCGGACATTTAGCAACAGACACTCATTGGTTCATTGAAGTTGGATATTCCGGCGCAGCGACATACCCGATTATCACCTACGAAAACAATCAGGCGGATTGGTCATATAGTCCATCTAATCCAGTTTTCAAGGCGCTTTGCACGGCCAACCTTCCGACCGTCACGGAACGGCTTGGGCAGCATTTCAATACTGTTCTCTATACCGGTGACGGTGTGGCGATTGGTTCTGGCGGCCAGTCAATTACCGGCGTCGGGTTTCAACCGGATTTGGTATGGATTAAAGGCCGCTCGGTCGCGACTAATCACGAGTTTCAAGATAGTCTTCGAGGTGCGACAAAACGTTTATTGGTAGATACACTCGACGCAGAAAGCACGATTGCAGAAAGTATAACGTCGTTTGATGCGGATGGGTTTACCGTTGGTAGCAATAACACGGTCAACGACTCAGGCGCCACCTTCGTTGCGTGGTGTGCAAGACTGCCAACAGATGAAGTTAATTCCTCTGGTACAATTCCGGTTACTTGGAAATACAATGCGACCCTAGGTATGGCAATTGGCACCTACACCGGAAACGGGGTTGCGGGTGCTACGCTCGGTATTCCGGCTGAATTCGGCAGTGCACCATTTATGCAAATCGTAAAAAACCGATCGACCGGCGCAAACAATTGGTCCATCTGGCATGAGAAATTAACGGACGCGTCGTATTATTTGTTTTTTCATACCGCAGCCCAGGCGGTTAATTCAACAATTTGGAATAGTACCGCACCAACGTCATCATTCGTTACTCTCGGCACTGCGGGCACAGTAAATGAAAATACCGGATCACATATCATTATACTTTTCTTCGAGACGAACTTATGCAAGTCGGTCAATTACGAAGGCAATTCTAATGCAGACGGCGCATTGTGGTATGCAAACGGAAAGCCCAATTTCTGGTTAATCAAGAATGCTGACGCTATCCAGGCATGGAATATTCATGATCGAACAAGATCACCGTTCAATCCAATTAATGATTACCTTGTGGCTGACCAAGCACTCGCTGAACAAGTCGACGTTGCCGGAACCGAACTCGATTATATTTCGACCGGAGTAAAACTTCGAGCCAATTGGGCTGACCATAACCAGAATACAATGATTGGCGTCGCATTTGTTGAACCTCTAGGTTTATTTGAACGAGGGCAACGGAGATAGTAACCTCTTCTTCGCATAAATAACAAAAAGTTTGACGTGAGGAAGATATGACGCTCTCAAAAATTAATGCCAATTTGATCGAAATGCCACTTGCCGTTGGATTCCATCAGGTTCCGGATGTGCTTGTTGACTCCGCTTCTGTCACGCCAGATTTCACCTCAAATAATTTCTTCACTTGGACAATTACCCAAGATGCCATCTTAAATTTTCCAGGAACAGTACCCGGCGCCGGCGTCTGGCATATTTTCCTAAAACAGGATGGATCTGGAGGACACACGATCGCGTTCGATACCGGATATAATTTAATAGATGGTGCATTGGACGAAAGTGCTCAGGCAGAAAACATTCTTACGATAATTTCAGATGGAAGTGGTACCGACTTAGACGTATTCACATATCAGCAAACAACTACCGCAACGTCGCCTTATGATATTCCATATTCTGTTCGTTTCAACGACATCGATGCAACTTACCTAACAAGAACTCCGGCCACCGCAGGAAATTCAAAAACTTGGACTTGGTCTGGTTGGGTCAAGCGATCAGATTTGAGCTCATTTGAAAATGTTCTGTTTTCGTCGAATTCCGGTGCAGATCCTTCTCCAAGATTTTCAGTATTCTTTCTGACAAATAATTCAATCGAGCTGTTTAACCGAATTTCTTCGGTGACCTACTTTTTGGATACATCAGCTACTTATCGTGATGTTTCAGCTTGGTACCATGTTGTCGTGACATATGATTCCACAAATCCGGTTTCTACTTTACGCCAACGAATTTGGATTAACGGTGAAGAACTTACCGAATTGAGTTCTTCAACATATCCGGGTGTGAATGCTGACACTTCAATCAATTCAACCAACCCACATCGAATTGGTGATTGGGCAACAGGTTGGGGAAATGCCGGAACATTCGATGGATATATGGCCGAAATCAACTTCGTTGATGGTCTGGCTTTGGGACCTGAAAATTTTGGTAGACTGAATAATAACGATATTTGGATTCCAATTGAGGTCAATACGGCGTCATGGCCTACCAACTCAATTCTCTTCGATCGCACAGCGGGAAGCAACATTGGTGACATGTCTGGTGGGGGCGGCCTCGCTGCAGCATTTGACGGCACGACCGCCCAAAACGCGGCTGCTTCTGCAAGTTTGGCAGCCTCAACGACAGCGTATGTCGGCAAAGACCACGGTTCAGGACAATCGAACATTGTGACATCGTATGTCGTTTATCCTTCGACCGATCAGGGATTCACAACTGATGCCAATCTCTCAATTCGATTGTACGGATCAAATAGTTTGCCAGCAACAGCAACCGACGGAACTTTGCTTCATGATTCAGGAAGTTTCGCCGACTCGCTTTCAGCGCAAACTTACAATTTTGTCGATATTGATACGAGCACTGGTTTTAGATACCATTGGGTAACAATCGTGCCGGCATCAAGTGCAACCAATTATGTGGCTGAAGTACAATTCAATCTGGAAAATTCATACGGTAGGAATGGTTATCGATTAGATTTCTCTGACAACGCAACAGCAAGTGCATTGGGAACTGATCGATCAGGGAACGGAAATGATTGGACTGTATCAGGATTAACGACAGCCAGTCGTTCAACCGATAGCCCGACAAACAGTGATACTTCTGGCAACAATGCTAATTGGAATTCTCTAAGCCATACAAACGGTGTTGTAACATTTTCAAACGGAAACCTTAATGCTTCAGGTTCTACAACTACCCAGGGAATATTCTTCTCAACTTTGAGTATTCCGACTATCGGTAAAGTTTATGCTGAAACTGAGCTAGACACCGTAGGCGGATCTGGATTCCTAATGTTTGGAATTACTGAAGAAACATATACTGCTGGATCATTTGGGGCTTCTGGTGGCTGGGGGGGGCATGCACAATCCACCACCCTTACCATTTACAACGAAACCACATCAGTAGCAACTCCGACAATCTCAAACGGCGACATCATGCAAATTGCATACGACGCCGATACCGGAAACATATGGATTGGTTTGGACGATGTTTGGTACGATAACGCAGGTGGCACAACCGGAAACCCGAGCAACGGAACAAACCCAACTGCGACAATTAGCACGACAGAAAAACTATATTTCCTGGGAGGAGTTTATACCGGACAGACATTAAAATCAAACTTCGGTTCCAATTTTACCTACAACCCACCAACTGGGTTTTCTGGACTCTCAACCGCCCGTATTATCAACCCAGCAATTGCAACCCCTTCAGAATATTTTGATGTACTGACTTATACAGGAAATGGAATTAACGACACTCGAATTTGGCAAACAAGTTTCAAACCTGATTTGGTTTGGATCAAAAACCGCGATACCAATCCATCTGACCACAAACTTTTTGATTCTAGGAGAGGAGCGACTATGCATTTGTCAACAAATGACACAAATGCACAAGCCGCAGAAGGCAATAGCTTGAAATCATTTGATTACCAAGGCTTCACATTGGGAACCGGAGCATCATCTGATGTAAACACCGATGGGGTCGATTATATTGCTTGGTGCTGGAAGAAATCTCCAATTTCTGGATTCGACATTCAAACTTATGAAGGAACCGGATCGGCCGGTCTTGCAATTTCGCATGATCTCGGGGCTATTCCAGAATTTTTGATTGTTAAAAATTACGAAACATCAATCACTAATTGGGCAGTTTATCATCATTTGGCAAACGGGGGAACTAACCCAGAACAATATTTTGGATTGTTGAATTCAACCGCTGCATTCACAAATACCGGCGGCACTGCTTATTGGAATGATGTGGCTCCGACGGACACGACGTTTACGCTAGGAAACTCGAGTGATACTAATGCCTCATTAAACGACTTTGTTGCGTACCTTTGGTCAGGTATTGCCGGGTATTCTAGATTCGGTGCATATATTGGGAACGGTTCAGCAACCGGACCGTTTGTAAATCTTGGATTCAAGCCTAAATTCCTATTGACAAAATCACTAAGTGCGGTTGGCGGATGGCAAGTTTTTGATTCAATTCGTGATAGATATAATTTGACTCAAACTAGACTTTCGCCATATACCACAAACGCTGATACAACAGGGTTGGGCGTTGATTTCTTATCAAACGGGTTCAAAATTCGAAACACAAACTCTGATTGGAACACGGCATCCGCAACATATTTGTACGCAGCATTCGCTGAAGATCCATTCAAACTCAACCGTAGCAGGTAAGCATGGCACTAACAAAAATTAAATCACCGCAAATCAACAGCGATTTTAGCAATGTGAATATTAGAAATGCTGCGGTTTCTTTTGCTTCAACCGCGAGCATTACACCCGATTTAGCAGCAGCAAATATTTTCACGTGGAACATTAATGGTGATAAAAATCTAAATCTGCCATTAATCAATCCGGGATACGGTATTTGGTATATTGTTGCATCGAACGATTCAACCGGTGGCCATTCACTAACCCTCGATTCTTCATCATATAATATTGTTGGGAATACCGAGTACGATTCATCTGCCGGAACCACAAATCTGATCACACTTGTTTCAACCGGAACACGATATGATATTTGGTTCCAATCATTCAATACCACATACGCAATTCAAAATTCTTTGGTGTTGAACGGAACTTCAGATTTCTTGGAGAGAACATTCAGCGCGCCAACTGAAGGAAGGAAAGGGACTCTACACTTCTGGTTTAAGCAAACCGGAGAAGGGACATTCGATCCTCTGTATGGTGAATTTACTGATGTGAACAATCTTGCAAATGTAAGTCTTAATGCATCAAATGGAGCGTTTGATTTCTATGAAATCGATGCTTCTGTCGTAACTTCGAGGCTCTACATTTCCACCAATACCTTTCGTGATAACTCAGCTTGGCGATCCGTCGTAATTGCATGGGATACTACACAGGTAACAGATACTGATAGATTGAAGTTGTATTTTGACGGTATCGAATATACTGACGGATTCGACAGTTCAGTATTCCCTGCGCTTGATTATGTTCCTCGATTTTCTAGAACTGCACTCACAAAGTGGATTGGAAAAATGACCAATACCGCAGGTTCCTCATTCTTTTCTCCTTCATATTTTTCTGATGTGGTTTTTGTAGACGGCCAGACCCTGACTCCATCCTCGTTTGGTTCATTCGATGATAAGAACAATTGGATTCCCGGTGATCCAACAAAAACAATTTCAGATTTTGGAAAGAACGGATTCTGGTTAGATTTCAGAGTTTCTGCCGATTTAGGAAACGATGTTTCCGGAACAGGAAACGATTGGGCAACACAAGGCAACGAAATTCAAACAAACGACACCCCATCAATCAATCTATCAATTCTAAACTCTCTGTTGCCATCTGCGTTGGCTACCCAATCGTATATTCGAGGCAATTCGGGGTTGACAGGGTATGGATCGTTTGTTTCGGCTTGGGGAAATTTTGAAATTGATATGGATGACACTTTAGAATTCTATTGGGAAGTTAACTGTGCTGCCGGTGAAGAAAACCAAATGGTGGGTATCGGCAAAACACCAGTTACTACCAACTATCCAGGTCAGCAAGCAGACGCATATGGATGGGATTATGCATCGTCCTCGCACAATCTATTCAACAACGGAGTCGGATCGAGCTTCGGGGCTCAATATAATTCAGGTGAAAAAATCGGGATTAAAGCTGGCAACGGATCGTTGACATTCTACGCGAACGGGACGCAAGTTGGGGCCTCGACGACCGGCTTGACTGGAAAATGGTTTCCTTGTTTTAGAAATAGCAGTACCGGGTCCGGAATGACCATTTATTTCTACGATGTTACCTTCCTACCTTCTGGTGCATACACGCTCGCATCCAACAATTTCCCAGCAACCGATATAGATGATCCCGGGTTGTATTTTAACCCTGTCATTTGGACCGGCGACGGTGTGACGGCCGGTAGCGGAGGAAACCCTATTTCCGGGCTCGGTTTCCAACCCGATTTGGTGTGGATTAAAGCCAGAACCAAAACCGGCGGAAACTCTGGGGTGCCGTGGCTGTTCGATAGTACCCGAGGAACAACCGCGGCATTACAAGGAAATGCAACTTCAGCTGAATCGACCGATACCGAAGGAGTTCTTTCCTTCGACGTTGATGGGTTTACTCTCGGTTCAAGCGCAAGCATGAATAACTCCGGCGATAACTTCGTTGCTTGGTGCTGGAAGAAATCAGCCATTGCTGGATTCGATATTGTTGAATATTCAGGCGACAATACTGCAAATAGAAACATAAACCACGCACTTACAATTTCACCCGAGTTCGTTATCAATAAAAGAACAGACGGGGTCGAAGATTGGTTTGTTTGGCATGCCGGACTTTCCGGAGCAACGTACTTCACCAAATTGAACACAACCGATTCTGAAACCAATACCAATTCACCATGGGGAACAGGGAACTTTAGTTCAACTCAATTTATGGTAACGAATAATGCCACAAATAATACAAACGCAACCGGGACAAATAATTACATCACGTATCTTTGGGCAAGTATTCCTGGATTTTCAAAATTTGGCACCTATGTGAATAACAATTCAACCGACGGGCCCTTTGTCTACACCGGATTTAGGCCTGCGTTCGTTATTCAGAAAACATTTTCGGCCGGAACCGCTGATTGGTACCAATACGATTCTGAAAGATCTGACTATAATCCTGCGAAAGAACATTTACTTGCCACGTTGGGTGATGCAGAAGCGACGACTGCCCACGATATCGATTTGTTATCGAATGGTTTCAAGCTTCGCACTGCTACAGACCCTAACTTCTCGACAAGAACCACCCTATATGCCGCTTGGGCAGAATTTCCTTTTGTAGGATCTGACTTTGCGCCAGGAAAAGCGAGGTAACGATGACCAGATCATTAATTCATCCAAGCATGATTGATAATGAGGTATCGGTTGTATTCTATCAATCACCTCGTGTGATTCCATATTCCACAATTGTAATCCCCGTGCTTTCATCCGGAAATTTCTTTACCACAACGATGACTGGCGATCTAACCTTAGATAACCCGACAATCGTGGGAAACTCAGTATATTATTACTATATCACAATGGACGGAACGGGCGGATACACCTTCAGTCTAGGTTCCAATTGGAACCTGCTTTCTGGGAACTTCATTAATACTGCAGGAACGATAAATATATTGAGCTTTGTTACCTTTGCAGGTCAGCAAGAAATTCAATTGTTCATTAACCAGAGGACATAATGTTTGGTCAGCAAAAAATAGGTCATATTCCGGTCAATGCCGTATCTAATGTTTCGTTTGGGGCAGGGTACGGTTATTTAATTGGACAATCGGTTTTATTCAACGATGGAGATTCACCATATCTTACGAAGACGTTTTCGTCTGCTGGAGATCGAAGAACTTGGACTTACTCTGGTTGGGTCAAAAATACCGCAGTTGATGGCACAGCAAATTATTTGTTGAGTTCATCTGAAGCACCGTACGCTGGAATCGTTTTTCAAGATGATGATTTATTGACTGTTTCGTTTGACATTTCGTCTTACGATGTAAACACCGGATCAGCTGTTATTAGAGAGAAATCCGGATGGTTGAACGTGGTAGTTGCGGTTGATACCACACAGACTGTTCAAGAAGAAAGAATCAGAGTTTGGATTAACGGGATACAATTCAAACTAGCAGTTCGTTCTGGAACATGGCCAATTCAGAATGCACAAGGACCTATCAACAATAATGCAATTCACGATATCGGTGCATTAACGAACAGCGGACATAGATTATTTTTCGACGGTTTTATGGCTGATGTGAATTTTATTGATGGACAGGCCCTTGGGCCGGAATATTTTGGAACTTTCAATTCCGACGGTATTTGGATCCCAATTAATCCGACCACAGTAATTAGTGAATATGGACAGAACGGATTTCGTTTGACGTTTTCTGATAGTTCTAATTTCGGAACTGATTCAGCTCCGATAACTGCCGGACATTCAACTTTGAATGCATTCACTCCTTCTGGGTTTTCAAGTTCAGATCAACGGCTCGATGTTCCTACAATTGATGACACCAATAAAATTGGAAACGCAGCGGTTTTAAATAATCAAGATTTGGCTGGAGACACCGCAAATATCACCCTTTCAGAAGGCAATACTAATTTCGTAAAAGCTAGTACTGGATACGGTCATGTTCGATCTACTCTTGCCTTGCCACCCGAAGGGAAACTTGCCTTCAAATACACCTATTCAGGCGTAGCTGGTAGCACTCTTCCAGTTGTTGGTCTAGCAGCAGATGACGGTGCTTGGAAATCAATGTCATCTGCTACTGTGTTTCCGGCTCAAGTGACTAGCACGTTTGTAATTTCTGCAGCCGGCGAAGCAAAAAAAGATAATGCGGCCGGCACTACCTACACAGCAGCTGCAACCGGATACGTCGGTTATTGTGCAGTTGATATGACGAACGGCAATGTTTGGTTCGGTTTGGATTCTGGTGGAGGCATCAGTTGGTTTGGCGGCGGGAACCCTGCCACAAACACCACTCCTACACTTTCTGGTTTAGACAATACTTTGACTTGGTTTATTGCAGCAACTTCTTATTCAGGTGTGGGTCTTACTTTCGATTTTAGCAACGAAGATTCTGATTTTCCTACTGGTTTTTCACCAATCAATACTTCAGGCTTGACCGCCGATATCGCAAAACCGAGTAAGTATTTTAAGACACTTCGGTTTGTTGGAAATGCTGCACAACGAAAAATTCAAAATCTAGAATTCAGACCTGATTTAGTTTGGATCAAAAACCGCGATCAAGCTGATTCACATAAACTGCTCGATTCTGTTCGTGGTCCATTGAATGTTCTGTTTCCGGACGACACAGCTGCAGAAGCCACAGACGCAACTGGTTTACTCTCTTTTAATTCTGATGGCTTTACTCTCGGAACCGGTGCCGGAGGATTCAATGATGTCGGCGAAGCTTTTGTTGCGTGGTGTTGGGATGCCGGGTCCGATAGTCCAACACAGAATAACGCCGGAACACTCGAATCATTAGTTAAATCCGACACAACCTCTGGATTTTCAATTGTAGGATATACCGGAGATGGAAATGCCGGTGCAACTATCGGGCACGGACTTGGGGCTGTTCCTGAATTCTTCATGGTTAAAAACCGAACCACCGCAGCAAGAAGTTGGCTAGTCTATCACAAGGATTCAAATGTGGCGCCAGAAACCGGAGCGATGATTTTAGATGGAACTCTCGCATTCACAGTCGATACGACATATTGGAACGACACCGAACCAACGGCTACCGTATTCAGTGTTGGTACGAACGGACAATCAAACACCGTATCGGATGAATATATTGGGTATTTCTGGAGATCAGTAAACGGATTCAGTAAGTTTGCTTCTTACACCGGAAATGGTTCTTCCTTAGGACCGGCTGTTCATACCGGATTCAGACCTGCTTGGATTATGGTAAAGAGATCAGATATCGCAAGCAGTTGGACAATTGTCGATGAAGAACGAATGCCAATAAACGGAACGTCAATTCTGTTATCTGCAGACACTGCCGCGGCCGAAACCACAGGAGTTTCAGATTTAATTGAGTTCACATCGTCCGGTTTCCGTCCAATTGGAAGTGGAAACGCATTCAATACCAATACTGGAAATTATGTATATGCAGCGTTTGCATCACAACCAATTAAATATGCAAACGGAAGATAATAAATAAAAGAACAGGAGTAAATCAATATGGCATGGGCAAGATTAAAAAAAGGCGAAGTGATCGAGGTCTTTGATCGGGTACCTCCTGGCGCACTAAAACTGAACGGAAAAACGATTCAAAATTCAATCTTTAGCCGACCGGAAAAGTTGGCTGAGCACGGCATTTATCCAGTTATTGACGTTGAGGAAACCCCGGATCCTTTGCGATATAATATCACGAAAGTGAATGTTGTATTCAATCCACAAAATGGTCAGATTGAGCGATCATATCAAAAAGTCGAACGGCCAATTGAAGCTGCACGAAACGCATTAATGGCAAAAATCAAACCGGCTTATATGGCAAAACTTCAAGAGGGATTTCTTTACCTCGGAAACCGATATGATGTAGATGATCGATCAGTTATGTTCATTGATATTGAATCTCGCGCCGCTGAAACACCAGAAATCGCAGCAGTTTGGCCAGCTAATTACGGATGGAGAGACTACGATAACCAGGTAGTTCCTATGACAGCATCGCAATTGATTGATTTTAGTAGGGCAGCCAGAATATATCGCCTGCAGTTACAAAGTAAGAAATGGCAACACGAAGCAGCAATCGCTGAACTTTCATCACATGATGCCATAAACGCATATCAGTTAGTCTTTTAAGCATTTTTGAGTAAACACGGAAAAGGTGACCACAGATACTTGGGTCACCTTTTCCCACGACTAACGTGTTGATTTTGTTTATTGAAAAAGTGAATTTTCTTCAATGATAGCAGTTAATCAAGCATGATCTTTTTCTTGAAATCCATAACCTCTCTAGCAGTCAAACCGGCTTCGGCAATCCACTCGGATACCTCAGAACTTGGAATGTTCGATAAAGCCAAATTTACCATCTTCTGAAGAAGTTCAGTTTCCATTCTAGAGAAAGTATGAGCTTCCTGCCAATAATCTCTGAAAGCTTCCATAGCAAGCGGAATCGATGGCGCAATTAAATCATGAATAGCATTTGCAAAAACTTGGATTTCTTTCTGTGCGTGTGAATCTTCTCTTAGTTTTAGAAAATGCATCAAATTCTTAAGATCAATTTTCCAATACCATTCGGTATAATTATTTAATGGCAATACCATTCGAGCTAATTCTTTTGCAATACCGCCATCAATCGGAACACGATGGGTGTCATCATTTCCTAGTAACGCTTGATAGCAAGCAAACGCACCTTTAGAGTGGTCGTCAATATAGAATTGTGCAGCAGTTGCCAAAGAATCAGCCATATCACCAGACCGACCTTGATGATTCGTAGCCGATTGTGGAGCTAAATCTTCAAGTTCCGGAATGTAAAATTCGTTCGGCATCTCAGAATAACGACCGGAATATTCATTTACACTTGCTGTTCGATGCCGAATCAATTGACGAGCGACAAAAATGGGCAATTTCATCAGAAATCGGAATTCGACCATTTCAAAAGGGGTCGTATGTTGGTGCCGTAGTAGGTATCGAATTAGACGTCGATCATCCGAAATTTTCTTCGTTCCTTTGCCATACGAAACACGAGCACTCTGAACAATAGTGCTATCATCTCCCATCGAATCCAAAAGGACTACGAAACCATGATCTAAGCATTTGATTGCTTTAGGATCATCTTTTACATCATTCCAAGTTACCATAAAACCTCCACAAAAATAGGTAGATTGACTGAATAATACCTTAGTTGTGATGTCAATTTTTTTCTCCCTTTCCCGAGATAATCGGGTCCATTAGTTTGGCTATATCGGCTTCAGCTACTTCTTTCACTTTGGTGTAATTGATACCGAGTTCAATTGATTCAACCGGATCTTTCTCTGATTGAAATTGCAAAGCTTCGATCGTTGAAATCAGTTCGTCTTCAGTCTGAACTGTAATAGATCCTCCGTCATGCAATTGGATTACTATTCCAGAAAGAAACTCTTCAGGGATTTCTTCAACAAAAATTCTTGAGAGTACTTTCTGCCACGAGATTCTATCCATTACGCAGCCGATTCAGTCTTCTTTGATCTTGTTTTGGCTTTTGCAGTACGACGAACCGGTTTAGGCTCTGGAGTTTCTGCTCTTGCAATCTGTTCAACTTTTGGACGCAAGGACGGATCCAACTTGTATGCCTGTTCAAGGCGATCGGTGATATCAGCTTCGGCCTGTTCTCGAATCAATTGAGCTTCGAACATTAGCCTAGAAGCGCGACGCTTACTATCTTCAGACGAATCAACTGCGATGTTGTGCTGAATGTGACTGGTGCGTTCAATCGTTTGCAACTCTTCAGTTACCGCAGCGCTATCTTCTTGAGTTTGTTTCACTAAACGCTCATTCAATTCCTGAAGATTTATGGAATTGGTTCTGTCCGGTGTCATTATGACATCCGAAGTATGAAGCTTAATCATTCGATTCATTGCAAACAATGCAGAGTGCATGAGGTCTCCATCTGGGAAACGACGACGAGCAAGCAAATTCAATAGCTTGGTTTCGGCCTGTCCTTCTGGTGAACGCAGAACATTCAGCAATGCATCCTGATAACGAATTGGCAACGTATCGTATTCGACTACCAAACAATATTCCGGTGCTTCCGGCAAGGACATTGAAATGACCGCATAACGCGATTCAGTGTGTTTATTCTTTCCTAGATGTCTCATTTTGACTCCTGTTTTGGTTTTGGTTTTTGGCTTTCTAGATAAAATTGTAATTGCTGATATACCGGGAGAACTTGCAGCAACTCTTGTGCATTGAATGCACCTTTGTTAATTGCATTCTCGATGATAGCAAATGAATTCACGATGGTATTCATGCTCAGCGCAACTTCTGGCGCTTGAACTTCAGCTTCTGGGATATCAGTCATTAGCATCAACCTTTTTCTTCTTGATTTCGTTATATGCTGTGATAAATTTTCCCAACTTCGCGTTCAAAGGGTCAATCACTTTGAGTTCATCTAGCTTGAAGGCGCCGCGGTCAACTGCGGCGTCTAAAGCCTTCCAGAGATTTTCTAGATCCCTTGCATCTAATGGACTAGCATCCATGCTCACTCCTTATTTTGTACTCTAGTTATTCTAATTGTCAATATTCGAAATACGTGAACTCAGTTACGTCGAAGGTGTTTTCAATTCGCATCAATGTGCAGGTTAGAAGACGACCTCCCTTACCACATCCTGCATCTGTAAAAACTGCTTTTCCACCGAGTCCATTATTCATGATTTTAGGTTCTTCTCGACTTTGAATATCGTGGCCAACTACCACAATCCTACCAGTCTTAATCTTATTTACCCATTCATATCTGCGCTTAGGATACCCGTCTTCAGTATATTCGCCCTGAATCACTTGACCGAAATAAGCTGAGTTTCGTATTTTACCATTCAAGGCACCTTTATATTCGGTTGAAACCCAATACGCTGGTTCAATGGCACCGTGGACAAAAAGAAGATTTTGTGTTCTAGCAATCAACGGAGATCGATCGATTAACCAAAAATACGACTGAACAAAAGAATCAAGTTCAGTGTCTGAAAGTGTTTCGAGTTGATCAAGCGTCTTCAAAAGGCCGCCCTTTAATTTCACCTTGACATCATTCTCTTTGAGACCTTGCAAATAACGTGTCAGCTTTCTTTCATGGTTCCCTTGGACCATCAACCCTTTATTTTCAGCCACCAAACGTGCCATTTTAGTCACACATCCGACACTGTCCTCTCCATAATCTACAATGTCACCAAGTGACACTAGGTACAAATTCTCTTTTTCGGCTTTTTGTAGGACTTTGTCGAACTGCGCAGACATGCCATGAACATCACCAACGGCCAAAATACCATCGAATCGATCACACTCAAAATCTAAGAAATCATTCATCAAGTTATTTTATTACCAGGATAAATACTTTGTCAAAAAGGAGACACAAATGAAAAAGTTAATCTTGACTTCTGTATTCTCGTTCTTGTTATCAGCAACACCTGCATTCGCAACGTTTGGGAACGAAGAAGGTGTATGCCTTCCCAAAAAAGAATTGGCAGAATTCCTCGAAAAAGAAGGAGGGGGCCAGAAATTCGTCGGTTATGGTATGGCAAAAATTCCCCTAGACGGAGAATTAGCCGGCTTCATAATTAATGGTATCTTGGAATTCGCTATGAATGAAAAAGGATATTGGTCAATGTGGTTGACACGGCCATCCGGTTTTTCATGTTTGGTGATGAATGGAGAAAATTTTGCCTTCACAGACAAAGGCAAACCTTTATAATTAGGAACCCAAACGTGCTCCAACATGGTATGTCAGTGGATCGCCAATGTCGCATGCTCCAGATATACTCGGATTACCAGATCGGCGTCTGAAATCTAAAACCAACTCATCTATGCCTTTTTGACAGGTATCAATCGTTTCAAATTCATTACTCAGGATCACAGTAGAACAGGAAACCTGGCAAATAAAAATTATCGCTAGAATTGTGTTCATACTACCAAGTCCTTCGCTTCTGCATGCGACACAATCTTCACGCCGGCTTCACGGGCTTTCTGCGCTTTACCGGAATTGCTGCTAGGATCCTTGGCCACCAACAAAGTGCACTTGCCCATGCTACTGCCAATTTCTGCACCCTGGGCTTCCATGGCCGCTTCAAGCTCCTTGTCTCGAATTCCAGTAAACACCACGTAATCACCAACCAATTTTCCAGACGTCACTTTTTCCTTCTTTTCGGCGTAAGCGAAGAATCCAGCGATTTCATCTTGAAATTTCTTGAAAGCCGGATAACCTTCAACGATTTTCATCGCGGTGCGATCTTGAATTCCCTCAACCGTCATAAGCTGTGCCATAGGAATATCCAAAGTGCCAAACTTTTTGATGATCGGTGCTAACTTACGTTCGCCGATGCCTCGTTCAAACAACCCAGATGCCGCGGCCAAAACTTCCGGTTTTACTGGATTCAATCGGGTGCGCAGGCTGTTATAGATTTTCGATCCAGCCGAATCACCAACCTGCTTCTTCCATTCTCCCTCACCCCGGATCACACACGCCGCCGGGGTACGGTAGCCGGCATCAAACATCTTACGAATATTACCTTCCCCGGCGTGCTCAACCGAGAGCTTGCCGAAGAAATATTTGAGTTTTTCGAACTCGACATCATCGCTTCCGTTTAGCATGACCAGATCGACTTCGTTTTCTGACCACTCGTATTCACCAAATTCTTTGAATTGGTTGTAGAACCATTCATCATATTTCATATTCTCCAGTGGCATCGGAGAAATCACCCGAGTAATGTAGGGAATAACATCGCCACTGCGAACAATTTCGATCAGCGCTCCGGGCCCAATTTTATTCTGATAGATAAAGGAAGCGTTGAACCCCGTGGCAAAAGTGATCGTCACCCCGACCAAATCAATCGGTTCGATCTCAACACGAGGCTTGAGATATCCGTGCTTCGATGCTTTCCAGTGGACATCCACCACTTTCGACACCGCAACATTGTCGACTGCACCGACTTTGTATTTCTTCGCGAATCCGGGATTTTTCGATCCGGCACGGGCGGGCATTTTCTTACGAACTGCGGCATTGTTCACATCGATCACGACGCCGTCCAACTCATAGTCGAACGTCTTCCAATGCTCAATCATTTTCTGAAGTGTGGGATCGTCGAGCTTGGATGCCGGCAAGGTCAGCGACTGCGCGACCTTGAATCCAGCTTCCGTTAGGATTTTGATCTGCTCCGACTTATCCAAGTTTTCGGGGTGCAGGATTTCATACACCACGAGATCAACGGTCTCGTAAAAGATGTCCGGCGCGACCTTCTTGTTCATCATCCCGGCCACAAAATTGCGTGCGTTCTTGTAGCGGCGGCCAGTCAGCTCTTCCATTTTGTCGCAGACGTCAGCCCATTTGCTTTTGGGGAGAATAACCTCGCCCCGAATCATCATTCCGCTGGGAATTTGCTGCGGAACATTTTTCATCGACCGGAGGTGACGAGTAATATCAGCACCTTCGAAGCCGTTGCCTCGGCTAAAGGCAATTTGCAAATTGCCGTCGGCACTGAAAATGGGAAGTGAACTCGTGCCGTCCAACTTAGCGGTGACGACCACTTCTTCTTTCACAAGGCCGGCCTTGGTTACCCACTCGATTACTTCACCTTCATAAAGTTGATCGAGGCTTCCCATCACGACAGGAAGGGGAACCTTGCCGCCGCGTTCATCAGCTCCAGTGGCCAGGAGAAACGGGTTCAAGGGATCCATGTCTTTCAACATGGCTTCGAGGGCATCGAACTCCGCATCCGACAGGTCAGACTCGCCTTCGTTGTAATAACGATCCGAGGCTTCCGTCAGGATTTCAACGAGTTCGTCAATGGTGATATTGTCAATATCGATCATGTTCGATTCCTTATTTGATAAAAGATTATAACATCGACTTGATAATCTATCAAGTGGATTCTGATTTAATTTGATGCAAAATCGTGCGAAGTGTACTCTGACTCACAATGAACTCATCACGACAATAAAGTGCAGCCGTTTTGACTCTCAATTTCGGATCGGATGAATGCGGCATTACATCGCGTAAGTCCGAAATAAACGTATGTAGCAGTGCGAGATCGTGTTCAAGTGCAGATAAAATCTCATCTCCGTGCTTTTTGAGAAAAGACAAAATGAAGATATTGATTGCATTAGTTCTGCTTGGAGCCGAATCCCCCATCTTTTCATGAAATGCCCGACTTGCTTCATAAGCAAGAACACAAATCGGATTCGATTCATAAGGATATCCGGAATGAATGGTTGGTGATCTGAAATTCGAATCACAAGTCTGAAATGATTCTTTTATTTGTTCCAATCGTCTGCAAAGGTTTCTCTCTTCTGACTCTTCAGGCGGCAGCGAAGCTTCGAATTTCTCGTAGGCCAATACAATTTCTCGAATAAGAGGACTTAAGTTTTCATCCTGAAGAACGTGTTCCCAATAACTTCCAAGGATTCGGATATTCGAGTATTGATTTTTGAACTCTCGGGATTTGAGGTATTCAGGAAGTGCGCCTGATTTCGAAAAATCCATCAACCATTTTCGAATTTTTGCGGTTTCAAAATCAATAATCATTTTCTTTCCTCATATGGTAGAGCAAGCCCAAACGGAGCCTTGAAATGCGGATTTGAATGAACCAACCAAACGGTGTCAACATAATCAGGATCGCAGCCTTTGAAATCACAATATCCATCCGTGAACATAATGAAACGATGCGGTTTGATGTTTTTGGATTTCATGAAGGACCAATTCTTTCCAAAATCAGTACCTCCACCTCCTCGAAGGCTGAAATCCAAAAGATCGAATCCGGTCGATTCATCAAATTGTACCATAGTTTTGTCGTATACGATGGAATCAAAAGTCCAAAGCCAAATCTTGTATTGTCTGAATTGTTGCATAATCCCTGCAACCTCAGACAGCAAATCATTCGCCTGATTGATAGAAATCGAGCCTGAAAGATCAAGTGCAATTGCAACCTCAATCGCGAGTTCCGGAGCCGGTCCAGGCATAATAAAACCCTGCGACCAGGATCGCCGACTCGGGTTCATCCAAGTCTTATTTGGTTTGAATGCGGATTCAACTTTTGATCGAAGAACTGTTCGCCAATCTTTTTTCGACTCTTTCAAATCCTTGATATGGCGTTTGATCTTTCCGGGAATTTGGCCCGGGGGACATGCTTGTTCAGCGTAGAACATATTTCGAATGAATTGCTGTTCAGCGTAATTGAATTCCGATTCACTCATCATCGGCACGTCTGGAAGGGCTTCAATTTCTTCGCCATCATCAACGCCATCATCTTCAAAGGGCTCATCCCCTTCTCCAGAATTTTCTTGGCCAGGCGACAAATGATCATCCAATGTATTCTGTTTCGGTGCATTATTGTCGGCCAGATCCTGATAAATCTTTTCAGTTGGCCAATCTGCATATTTTTTGTCATAAAGCCAATCTGATTTGATTTTTCCAACACCGACCAATTTTGTTCCATCAGTTCGGGTAAATGACATGTTTACCAAATCATAATTGATGGCATAATCACCTGCCATATTCCACCATTCGTGGTCTCGATTGTTTTTTCGAATGTGATGTCCGAAAACACAATGGTGAATTTCATGTCCCAAAGCAAACACCAACTCGTCATGTTTGAGACCGCGGACAAAATCCGGATTGTAATAAATTCGCCTATAATCCGTTGCCATTGTTCGTGTGCGTTTGACCTCTACCAATGGCATTTTCGACAGCAACACCCCATAGAAAGGAAAATTCAACAGGACGTCAATTTTCGCTTTCTCGAGGAGTTTTCGAATTTCTTGGTCAGCTTGCATGAATCTTTACCGAATGTACTGTGAGATCGAGTCGCCGTGCTTCTCCAAGAACTCATCAAAGTACGGCATTGATTCATAGTCGAACATGATCTTATGAGTCACGATTGCCGTCTTGACGGCCATAATCAGCATGTCGAGTTTCTTCTCGTAGTTTTCAGACACGAATTTCAGGAAATTATTTGCCAGAACATTATATTCATTTTCTGACAGTTCATCGTTTGCGAACGCTTCGTGGAATTGCCGAAGTTTGTAACACAATGAAAGAGCCATTGAGAAAAGCAAATCAACTCGTTTATTCGGCATCGTGGTGATTTCACCAGTGAGAACTTTAACGGGATCCGGAAGATCCTTGGTTGTTTCTCGGTATGTCATAAATTCAGTTGCGATGCCGGCCCCGACCCGACCAGCGATAATCGCGTGAAGAATTTGATCATCGAGTCCTTGGGTGTCATCCAAGTGTTCATGAATTCTCCACCAAGACCGCGGAGTTGCGAAGGTGTACGATTTTCCAAGTTCATCGTATTGAGCAAGATATTCCTCTTTGCTTTTAATAAAACCGATCACATCTGGATGGGCTTTATTCGCAATGGCCCATTGAATCCAATCATCAACATTCACCTTGATCTCAAGGTGCGTGAATCGATCGGTCAAGGGCGCTGGCAAATCAAAATCAGAGCCGTAATCGCCTTTTCGGTTACCGGCCGCCATACAAACGACCCCGTCCGGAAGAGAATAACTTCCCAACTTGCGTTCCTGGATCAACTGGTATGCCGCCGACAAGTTGGTTGGCAAAGCATGGTTCATTTCGTCAAAGAAAATGATAGCTTTTGTTCTCGGATCCTTCGGTAAAAATTCAGGCAGTGCCCAAATCATTTCTCGTTTACCGGGATCTCGATTTTTGAATTTTTCAATTTCTCTATCAATCTGCTTAGGTGAAAACGTCTTCAGAGCTTTTGTGATAAGAGAAACTGCTGCAAGAATCCATTCCGAAGAATTCGGAATCATCGGCATACCACGTAAGTCGATTGCGTCCATCTGCGACATTCGGATATCAATAAACTGGTATCCAAGTCGTTCAGCTAACTTTCGCATGATTTCACTCTTGCCGCATCCCGGAGGTCCCCAAATAAACGCAGGATCTCGAAGAAGAATACAGCGAGTCAGTGCCGATTCTAAATCAGCGGGACGAAGTTGGATTTCTAGACCGTTCATTTTTGCTCCTTGCGAATCGTGTTCTTTTCAAGAATATATTCGTTGTATGAAAAGTCAAGAATTTTTTCTGTTCATCCAGAGATCAAAATTTCTGTCTAGCAGGTGCAGGTGAGTTATGATTTTCGGGTCAAATGTAACAAATTTATTCGCGTCTAGAAAAAACGGAAAATTAGTGCGTCGAGTAATCTCTAACAGTTCTCTTGGGCTGGTTTGCCTAGATGATATTCTTATGCTAAGATATGCCATGAGTTTGGATTTCTTCAGATATTGATATCCTACCGGAGTTAAACGAATCGGTGAGCCATTCATAAAACATGATAAGATGAATTTCTTATCAGAAGATGAGGCCGCATCAACGAGCGGCCTCAATTCATTTAAAAAGAATTCATGAAACTTATGCATTATCCTTTTTAAAACGCTCGAACTCTTCAGACAACTTAATGTAAGAGTCTTCATTCAATTCATCAGGCGTCTTCAAAGGATTATTTCCGGATTTAGCATGTGTATAACGCTGTTCTCCGGAATCACCGCCGGACTGATGACGCATCCCTTCAAGGTCATACTGATGTTCATTTGATCTATTCTGGAAATCAATACCAGAACTTTCTTCTTCCCTCACAGGAGTGAATGGCTTCGCTCTGGTTTCTAACCAAGAAATAATTTCCGGATCGGAAGAACCCATAACATATTCCGGCTTATCGAACTCCTCGCCATATTCTAAATTCAATCCTGCCTGACCCCTAGCAGTCGACATATTATCCAAATAAAACAGATCTTCACTGGTCATTTCGGATATATCAAACCAGACGATTCCGTTATCGTCTCCACTCTCTTCCAATGTCATGAGTGCCTTAGGAGACTGTGAAATCTGATCCATAAATTCACGCTTATCATTTGGTTTCTGAAAACTATTAAATTTGGCAAGAGCGCGCTCGGCTGTCTTTGCATCAACATCAACCGTTTCGCCATTATTGAAACGAACCTTCGGAGGGTTGTTTCTCAATGAAAGTACCTTACGAAGCTGAACAATGATATTTTTGTGGCCCTCATCATCCCCGTCGTCTTCTTCTGCTAGTGAATCAATAAACTCTCGCATATTAAATTCTTTTGATTGTGTTTCTTTGCGGTCGTGATCAGCATGCGTATGCTTTCCGTCGCCATCTACATCAAATGGCTCATGTGGGTGTCTGGCTACTTCTTCTGGATTATCCATATCGACATCCTTTCCCATATTTGCACCTGGGCGGCGATCGCTATCTAGCCAAGGATAACGGCTTGTTGAATTTTCCTTTACTCCCGCAGAACGGCATACCCGTTCAATTTCTTCATCAATTTCTTCATCAATTTCTTCAGTATCCTTTGTTGCATCGTCTGCTTCGAGATAATCTTCTTCCATTACTTCTTGATTGATTTCAAAATCGTCATCTTCAGGTGGAAGATCATCGATTGAAGAATCCATCGTATCTAGCGGTGCTTCGATTGGATCTGAACCAAGTTCACCAGGAATCCCATCATCCATTTGATCCTCTGATGGAATTTCATCAAAATCATCCATGCCTAGTTCCGGGGTGCCTGTCATTAGATCAGCACCCAACGCATCATCACCAGGCATCAAAGCATTTGATGAACCTAAACCAAGGTCAGCATCCATAGGAGTTCCGATAGATGTTCCTCCGGTTTCTGCCTGGCCGGCCAACGAAAGGATTCTCGAAAGTGTTTCAGCATCGGCTGAGTTCAAACCATCTACACTCAAAGTGTATTGGGCTTCTTTAATTCTTGTCTTTTTCATTATGCCTGTCTCCATTTCGGGCTCGATACTGTGGTTTCTTTTGTTGGTCCGGTGTCCTGTTTCACATCAGAATCTTTAGCCGGTTCTGGGAAAAGGCCTTCTCCTGCAGGATAATCATATTTGGCATATCGTGCATCAAATTTTGCTTTTTCGGAACGGAATGTATCGAGCATTCCCTGATTGTAGGTATCACCGTAATATGCTTCTGCGTCTGGATTCAACTCTTTTTCATAAAAGGGATCATCTAATTTCGCTTCTCCGTCTACCGGCAAATGCATATTATGATCATCTGCTTCGTCTTCGATGATGTCGTCAGATTGATCCAAAAGAGGATCGTGTTCAGATCGAACAACCACGAATTTTTCTGCGACTTTGAATAGTGATCTAATTTCTTCCTTTAGCACGTATGACGGAACGGGAAATCCTAGAACGATATCCATAATCCAAATTTCCGAATTCTTGATATCGGCAAAATCAATAGGATTTGCTTGGAAAATGGTCTTTGACATCGGACCGATTTCCACAACATCATACTTTCTGAGATGTCTTTCTAAACGATCACGATCAACAGCTTTCGGTTCAAACGCAAATTTCAAACGAAATTTGTGTTCCTTATTCTGTGTCATCAAATAATCTTGCAATTTTTTCGACATAGTTTCATCCTTTGTAAGAACTCTTTTTGTTATTTAGTCTTCTCCATCAAGTATGGCGTCCCTATCATCATCGAAATATTCACCATCGCCGTCTATTACTCCCTTGCTTAGGGTTGAATTTTGTTTCTGCTCAAGCAGATCTAGGCGGCGCTCTTTCAGCTTCAAATCAAGCATCTTGAGCTTCCTATCTGCTTTTGCTTTTTTCGCTGCAAGTTGAGTAGATTTAAATCGTTCGGCTGCCGAAACAATTTCAGCAGTGTATTTCGTTTCTACCTGCATTCCCAAGTCTAATAATTCTTTACTTGCTTCTTCAGAATCCTTGGCGATATCATCCATTTCACCATCGAACTCAGGGTCATCAACTACCGACAAGGCTTTCTCTAAGGATTGACATTCCCGCAATGCGAAATTTATTTCATCTGATGAGAAGTCATCTTCGTCATCGCTATCCGTTTCCTCTTTCTCTTTCAAAACCTTAAGAGCTTTCTTAACTCTATCAAGATCATTCATTCCTAATGAATCAGCCATTTGTTTTGTCATCGTATCCTCTTTTATAAGCAACGGCGGTGCATTTCAATCGCCATTTTTTCTTTCCGGCATCCCATAAACGCAAGAAACCCAAATCAGCCATCAGTTGTTTTTCGGTTTTCTCCTGCGTTTCTACATTGAATTTTTTTGCAATACTGTTTTTCCTAAATAATGATTTATGAAACACGTTTTCTAAATCAGTATAATAATAGTCAGGCGGCAATTCACTTTCTAATTTCCAATTATTCACCCTGTATAATTCTCCTTCTGACCACCGGTTATCAGAAAAAGATACCAACTCGGTTACTTGATTTTCTCTCAAGAATTTCTTCACCATTTTTGAGAACAGCCCAACGACTGATTTGTTTGTGCTAAATCTTTGCAATATCCAAACATTATGAACCTTAGAAAAACACATAACTCCAACTAACTCATCTCCAAAAAAGGCTCCGTATGATATTGATATGGTTTTACTACTACCCTGGATATGATTTTCTTCAAGGAATTCGGTTGCCAAGGCATATGGTATTTTCTCCAATCGAGTAGATCTTGCCCCACAACGATTGGTATTTTTTTGCAACTTATGTAATATCATGTTTTTAACTATTTCTTTATTTTTGTCCCATTCAGATTCCCAAATTTGCAATAGTTGAATATTTTTATCTTTACATAACTCGTATTTTTTCTTATGGTAACCTTTACCAACCCGATCCTCTGAATGCCAAAAAATACCATTGAATTCTATTGCTAAATTTTGGGCCGGTATATAAAAATCTAATTCGTAGGGAGTTATTACCCTGCGTGTATTGGTTATTACTTCGACTTCGTGACTTCGAAGGAAGTCACCTATTTCTTTTTCAGGCGCGCTTCTAGACAACGTGATATCGCAAGTCAATCCGTATACGTCATGGAAATACCGCAAAAAAGTGGTTCGATCTATTCCCAGCTTTTCTGAGATTAGGGTACTGTTGGCAATATCTTCACACATTTGCTTGAATTTTTCCCGGTTATAAACAATTTCCCGGGTTTCTTCTGACCAGTTTGTGTGATTCGGCGCTTTTATTCCTTGGTTAGCTAGTTTTGATCGCAATGAATTTCTAAAGATTTCTGAAGATAAAGGATAATCAACTCCGTATATTTTCTGATTTTGATCAATTATTTTACGTTGAATTTTTTCAGAGTGAAATGGGTTTTCGACTCCAAAAGATGATTTCAATGATTCTTTTGCTTTGTTGCGAACGTTAATATCGCACATCGGAGATATGCCTCCGAATTTTTCAATATTTGTTTGCTCGATTTTTTTCCGAATATTGCTATTTTGTTGAAGTACTTCTGATACGCCGTGTTTCTTTCTGTTGTTGGTTGCTCTTTTTTCTAGAACTGCTCGACTACACGCTGGTGAATTTCCACCATATCTTTCTTGATTTGTCTTTGCCCTTTTTGCTAAATTTTTTTTGGATTGCATAGGGTTAACGGTGCCATATTTTTTCAAAGAAGTTTGTTTTCTTTTTTCTGCTTCAGCCTGTTTTTGTTCTGAACTTTTTTTAATGTGCCTTTTTCGCATGTTTGCTGATCGTGCATTACTCGCACATAGACAATTATTCGCACAATTTATGTAACCGGATTGAATATTTTTGAATTTTCTTTTATTACCGTTCTCACAAGCAAAATCAGCCAAAGTGAAATCGTTCAAGAATAAGTACACGGCTTCTTTTACATCAGAAGAGAATAATTTCAAAAATTCTATCTCTTTCGGAAAATGTTTGATAAAAAACTTATTACCTCTCGATTTATTATTTTCAAAGATATCGCGAATATGAGTTTTAGAAAATGTCATCTTTTTGCCCCTCGCCTGAACAGCAAGTGCTCATGCATCACTTCGAATTCCATACCTGCTTTACGACAAAATTTCACTGCTGCTTCCCATTTAGCTCGATTAATAATCAAATTTACTTTGTCATATTTAGTCTTCGCGTGTTCCATGACAGTTTCTTTGAGTGGCTTTATCTCGATCAGCTTCGCATGAATTTGACCTTTCGCGTCCAGATATCGAATTAGGAAATCAGGGTAGTATTTCGCTGTTCGTTTTTTCAATGGATGAAAATATGGAATAGCAATCACCTCAGATCCCCATTCTAAGACTTCGGGATGCTCATCTAAAAAACGCATGAATGCGTGTTCCCAAGAAGATCGAGATTGAATCCGTCCTTGGTTTAGACACTTTTCTGGGTTTTTAGGACTGAATTCCTCCTGAACCCAATTTCCTCTTCTAGGCATATTTCTTATCCAAAAATTGAACGGGCAAGGCGTGTGAGTTTATTCACAACACCCGCATTGCGGGATCCTGAAAGGACAGCTGTCTGATTGACAGCTTGATTCCAAGTATTTGGTAATTGTGTATTTCTAAGTACTGGAGGAAGAATCCGGTTTGAAACCGTACTTCCCACAGTAGCGGCAGGGTTTCTAGAATCGAGAATATTTTGAATGGTGCCGAGTTCGCGTTCCGCGTTCCAATCACTAAGGATACGGGCCGGTGGCGACAATCTCACCGAGCCATCGCCCGTAAATTGCACCCCGATTTTATCAGCAATTTCTTGATTCATAGGATAGTTGATGAGATCAACTCCTTGGCCGATTGTTGGATGCTGATGCGTTACCCCTTCATATTCTAGTGTCACTGTAATCTCAGAAATTGCTTCTTCTGAAATATCTCTAGGATCCATTTCAAATTGTGTAATCTTCGGATGAATCAGATTGAAAAGTGTGAATTGATCATTGTAGAATTCATAAATGTTCAGGCTTCTGAAGAAATAACTATTCTCGTTGTCGAGATTATTCAGCGTGCTTAAACCCCAATTCTGTGAACCGGGAGATTGTTCGAATCCACCAATTGTGTCATAGTTCCAAGAAGTTTCTTTTTCCTTGCCTTGAAAATCACCATAATAAAAACTTCTGTACCGATTGAATACTTTCAATGCTGTGTTTTCAACATCGTCGTAAAAAATTGCACGAACAGTTTGATATTTTAATTTATGATGCACAACCCGTGGTCTATTATATTGATTGTACACTTCAGTTTCTAAATCAAACTGAGGACGATCAATTGTTCGTACCATCAACGGTAATCTATTTTGGGTTACCGAATCAACACCCAACTGTGCATCGGCTTTAATTGCTTGGTTAAGCTCGAATTCAGCAAAGAAAAACGATTTGGGTTTCGGTCGCAACCATTCAGAATTGCCGAGCCCAAATCGTTTTACTGCATCAGTTGGAGTTGGCCGATTAACCATGCCAGCTCACCGCTATTAAAGCGTATCGGTAGTGGAAGAACCAGGATCAAGAACTGTTTCGCCGTTAATGTCGAGAATCGCATTATCGTAACGAATTGTCAGGGTAATTACAACCGCATCAGAAGCGGAATAATCATAATCACCGTAATTCACCAACTGGATCCAGCAACCTTCTAAAAACCATTCATCGATGATTCCATCTACAGTTCCATCCATTGATTGGATAGTCATATTGAACTTGTATGACGCTGCTGCTCGTTCGCCAACTTGGTTGAACTGGTCAAACTGTTTCTGCTGCTGTTCGGCGATTGAACGCAAAACGGTGTTGTCGGTGATATCACGAACGACTAGCTCAATGGGCTGCCATTCATACTTTCCAGCGTAGTATGCTCGTGAGTTATACCCATGAACAGTCTGTTCTTCAAATGAAATGTTTGGGCGGCCAACCGAATTGGTTTCTAGCGTAACGGAGTTTGAGGAGTTTCCCCCAGCACCGAAGTTCGATAGCAAAACACGAAAACGATGCTTTGGTTTTGGCTGCTTCATTCCTGAAGCAGCGCCGTTCAAAGTCACCCCAAAGCGGCCGAGAGTTCTTTCTGCCATGTTTATCCTCCTAAAATAGAATTCTTTCTATTATTTAGTGGATTTCACTCGGGTGAACTACTGGCTACCCTGAAGGGGTAGCAGCTTCCTGTCCAAATGACAAGAATTTTTCCTGCTTCAACGATACATACCTAGAGAAGTCATATGCCCTCTCCCCGTTAGTGGTATCTCCACAGGCGTTCGGTGATTGCTCACCTGGTTCGGTATGTCCCATACCTACCAATAACTTAAGACCCCAACGACGAATATTATGAGCTGCGTTAAGATCGCGATCCATCTCATGTCCACAATCGCATTTCATAACACGAATTTCAAGAGGCATCTGATGTTCCTGTCCACAATTAGAGCAAGTCTTACTAGATGGTGCCCAACGGTCAATACGAACCGTCTTTCCACCATTAGCTTTAGACTTATAATCCAATTGATTCAAGAACATAGCCCAACCTTGATCAGAAATAGCTTTCGCCAATCTCCGGTTTTTGGTCATGCCTTTAATATTCAGGTCTTCAACTGCTACAAAATTATACTGATTGGTTATCTCGGTACTGATTTTGTGTGTGAAGTCCTGTCGTTGGTTTCTTATTTTCAAATGTGTTTTGGTTAATTTATTCTTTGCTTTCAAGCGATTTGAACTTCCTTTTTTACGCCTAGACAAAATACGTTGTTGACGTCTTAATTTCTTTTGTTTGTTTCGGTATAATTTTGGCGTGTTGAACACCTCACCATCACTTGTGACTGCAAATTCCTTCAACCCCAAGTCAATTCCTACAAGGGAATCAATGACTTGTCTTGGTTCTACTTCCGGTAGTTCACACAGAC